CAGCTTACTGTCGGTGACAGCAGACGCATGGCATGTCCTGTGTGTCATACTAAGAATACTTTTACTATTACTAATACTATGGGTAAGATAGTATGGAATTGTTACAAGGCTAGTTGTCCTGTTAGTGGTGCTACCAATGTAGCTATGTCTGTGACAGATGTACGTAAGGCATTAGGTTATATGACTGAGGAAGTATTCAAGGATAAGTTTGAAAAGCCTGACTACATAGTAGAAAACACAGAGATATGTGATGATTGGTTATCCCAATACAACCTATCGTCTGATGACTTGGATGTATTCTATGACGTAAAGGATCACCGTATTGTATTCCCTGTAATAGATGGGTGTGAAATGGTTGATGGATCAGGCAGAGCCTTGGGAAAAAGAATACCCAAGTGGAAAAGATATGGTAATAGTGACTTGCCATACCATTGTGGGTATGGTAATGTCGCTGTAGTGGTGGAGGACAGCGTGAGTGCCGCAGTTGTAGGTGCGACAGTGAATAACGATCTCAAGCTGGATGCCATAGATGATGATGTATATGTCGGGGTGGCTGTGTTGGGTACATCATTATCAGAGGGACACAAGAGGTACTTGTCGCAGTTCCCCACCATAATAGTAGCACTTGACCCCGATGCCTTACCCAAGTCACTGAAGTTTGCTAAAGAATTACGGACGTACTGCCCCGATGTACGAGTATTGAAGTTGACAGACGATTTAAAATATAGTAACCCTGACGATATAACTAATCTGATAACCCTGACACAAGGATAACCCCACATGGAACTAGCACTAATACGTAGCTTAATGAGTAAAGAATTTTATGACAGTCACCGTGGCTCACGCTGCCCTGAGAGACTGTTCAGCCCTGATGTACGTAAGATAAAGAAGGCGATTGACAGTGCCATGCAACGGTATGAACGTACCGTTACACCTGATGAGATTGAGGCGTTGTTCATGTCGAACAATGCCACCCTGACTACAGCGCAGAAAACTGCCTACAGTGCGTTGTTCGCTACCGTAAAGAACGAGCAGCCTATGGGTGAGGACATTGCACAAGAGGTATTGTCCAAGCTGTTTCAACAGGTGATTGGCGAGGACATAGCAAACCTTGGCTTTGATTATGTCAATGGTACAAAGGATACCCTTGAGCCATTACGTAATATGCTTGAGCAGTATGGTGATGACTTCACGCCCAAGCTAAACATTGAGTGGGAAGACACAAGCATTGATCATATCCTTGCACTCAATAGTCTTGAGAGCCAGTGGACATTCAACATCCCTACACTTACCCGTAAGGTTGAGGGTGTTAATGCTGGTCACTTAATTGAGATTGGTGCTAGGCCCAACACTGGCAAGACTTCATTCCATGCCAGCCTGATTGCTGGTGAGAATGGCTTTGCATGGCAGGGTGCTAAGTGCATTGTGTTATGTAACGAGGAAGGCTATCATCGTGTAGCTCACCGCTACATCACTGCTGCCTCTAACATGGAAGCCAAAGAGGTTGTAGCCAACAAGTCAAAGGCAATGGCTGCATACAATAAGATCAGGGATAACGTCAAGTTCAAGGACGCTACTGATCGTGACATGTCATGGGTGGAGAGTGTGTGTAAGACATACAAGCCTGACATTGTGGTGCTTGACATGGGTGACAAGTTTGCCAAGACTTCTGGCTACTCTCGCCCTGATGAGGCGTTGAAGGCTAACGCTATCTATGCTAGGCAGATTGCCAAACAGCATGGATGCGCTATCTTCTACATGTCTCAGTTATCGGCAGAGGCAGAGAACAAGGTAGTACTCAATCAGTCTATGATGGAAGGTAGTCGTACAGGTAAGGCTGCAGAGGCAGACCTAATGCTGTTGATTGCAAAGAACCCACCTGTTGAGGGTGCAGATGAAGAGGACACCATGCGCCACCTTAATGTTGTCAAGAACAAACTGTCTGGTTGGCACGGTATTGTACACACCAATCTAAACTACAAGACTGCGAGGTACGAGGCATGATAAACAGAGACACACACAAAGAGTTATGTGAAAAGTATGAGTCAGTAAAGACAGACGCAAAGTATTGGGAGACACAAGCTAAAACATTACGTGTTCGTAATGAACAACTACTAGATGATATAACTATTCTGTCTGCCCAACTAAAGCTGTGGAAAGGTACTGGTCTATGATTGAAGTAACATACGTAGACCACATGGGTAGTGACCTGTCTGTAGTTAATGCAGCACGTGTATCCTTTGGTAAGGAGAGCCTGTGGAATTGGTCTAAAGAGTTAGATAGTGATACGGGGGATGGCCGTACACTAAGGGAACGTGACACCAAGCTAATCAAGTACCTAGCCAATCATAGGCACATGTCACCATTCGGTCATGCCTTTGCCAGCTTCCATGTCAAGGCTCCTATCTTTGTAGCTAGACAACTAGTCAAGCATAAGTTTTTACGTTGGAATGAGATCAGTCGTAGGTATGTGGATGATAAGCCTGAGTTCTATGAGCCTGATGAGTGGCGTGGTAGGGCTGACGATAAGAAGCAGGGTAGTGCTGGTGCTGTAGAGTCTGTACCTGTCGGTGCTTTAAAGGTTCAAGGGTATTGCCTAGCTGCTTACCAAGACTTATTGTCTAGTGGTATCTGTCCAGAACAAGCACGTATGGTGTTGCCACAAAGCACCATGACTGAATGGTATTGGTCAGGTAGCCTTGACGCCTTCATGGATATGTGCAACTTGAGGTGTAAGGAGGACACACAGCTTGAGACTAGGCTAGTAGCAGACTACATAAGAAGTGAGATGATAAAACTGTTTCCCGTATCAGTGGAGGCATTAGTAAAATGACATCACTGTATTAGTTAAAGGGCAATACTTGCCAGTACTAACACCATAGTAGTAGTAGGAGAGGATAAATGACAAACCCTAATGAGCAAATGATCAAAGGTCTAACCAACAAATGACCAAGCGTATACCCATGAAGGGTGGTGATGAGTACGATGGGCTTACTAAAGCACGTAAGTTTTATCTGTGGAAGAGGGGTCAGTTAAAGAAGATTAAACGTGCTTACAATAAAAGATTTCGTAAACATAATAAGGAGATAAAAGATGAGTGACTATGTAAACAAACCAATTAAGATCACAGAGATAGAAGATCATGAAGATGGTAGTGCAACGATGCAGTTAGACCTTGACCCTGAAACATATGCTGCTATATTCAACGTGGGTTTTGTACATCTAATAATGAAAGGTATGGAATCAGATGACAGACAACCCACATCAAGCGTGTCCCTTTGAGGACTGCGGTTCATCTGATGCCTTTAATTGGAATGATGATGGCTTTGGTTTCTGCCATAGCTGCGGTGAGTCCTACCCCGCAAAGAAAAGTGTAGTGACATTTGATTGGGCGGCTCATGCCTACCCAGTAAAAGAAAGGGTAAACATAATGAATGTACCTGTCACTGGCAGCACCTTCAATAACATACGTGGGCTTAAGCCTGATGTGTGTCAGGTGTATGGCATTCAAGTACAGACAAGTGATGATGGTACACCTGTACGTTATGCCTACAAGTACCCACACACAGTCAAGTACCGTGACTACAATGACAAGTCTAAGTCTTGGGTCAAGGACAGGGGCTTGGGTATGACACACCTGTTTGGCCCTGACTTTAATTCAGGATCATCCACACGTATCTATCTTACCGAGGGTGAGTTTGATGCCGCATCTCTCTATCAAATTCTTGGAGAGAAGTGGCCCGTCAAGTCTTTGCCCAGCGCATCTATCGGTGAGAAGTTTATCAAGGCTAATCATGCCTACCTCAACTCATTCAAAGAGGTTGTGTATGCTGGTGAGCTGGATGATGCAGGTAGACGTGCTGCTGACAAACTATACGAGGCACTGGCTGATAAGTTCTGGTATGTCCCTATGTCCAAGCATAAGGATGCCAATGACTTCTTGACCAGTGGTGACAGTGATGACCTTAAGTGGGCCGCACTCAAGCCACAACGGTACTCACCTGACAACTTCTTCTGCTCCGATGAAGAGGTAGAAGCAGCTATACGCAATGAGAATCCGTATGAGTACGTACCGACAGGTCACACAGGTCTTGATGACAAGACTAGAGGCTTGGTCAAGGGTGGCATCACGTTTATCAAGGCGCCACGTGGTACTGGTAAGACTGAGGTGATCCGTTACTTTGAGACAGGTCTGCTTAAGACACCTGATGTACGCATTGCCTTGCTACACATGGAAGAGATGAAGTCTACTACCTACCGTGCTATGGCTACGTATGAGCTGGGTTGCAATGTCCGTACTAAGGATGATGCTGTTGAGAATAATATCTCTGAGGACAAGGTGATAGAGGCAGCTAAGGAAGCAACCAAGGGTGAACGTACCATTGTGTTTGAGATGAGGTCACATGATGATCCCCTCAAGCTACTTGAGTACATACGTCTAGCTGCTAGTGTGTATGGTGCTGGCTACATCTTCATTGATCACGTGCAGCGTCTAGCTTATCTGTCTAGCTCAGGTGTTGATGGTGCTACTAGCACACTGACCACACTAGGTTCACGTGCAGCACAGCTTGCCAAGGAGTTGAACATTGGTGTGATCTTTATCTCTCAGGTCAATGATGATGGACGTACCAAGTATGCTGCATCNCTTGAGGAAGAAGCAATCATCTGCATCAAGATTGAACGTGANACTGAAACTGAAGATGAGATTCTGCAGAANACTACCAACTTTATCATTGACAAGAACAGACCATTTGCTAAGTTGGGTAATGCAGGNTCAGTCTACTACGATCCAGACACTACANTATTAAGTGAAGAAACTTTTGCTGAAAGGAGTGATATGGCAGCATGATTGTATTTGATATTGAGACTGACGGTCTTAACCCATCAAAGATACATTGNCTTTCCTACACTAGGGATGGGAAAGAGTACAACACACTCACCAACTACGAAGACATGAAGCAGTTACTATTGAACGAGAAGGGTTTGATAGGACACAACATCATGCGCTATGATATACCAGTGCTTGAACGTATCCTTNATATCAAGATTAGGTCACGTCTGTATGACACCCTACCTATGTCATGGGTTATGAACTACGACAGGGGTAAGCATGGGCTTGATGGTTTTGGTGAGGACTTTGGGATACCCAAGCCTGTTGTT